CTTTCGATGTTAGTATCTTGATCATCGTATTCTGCGTAGGTTGTACCTGATACCCATAACTTACGAACCGTTGCGTAGATCGCATCGATACCGTCAAGTTTCTTAGCAGCAAACATTGATTCCCAAGCGGAATTAATCGTTGAGTCGTTTTCTGCTGGGGTGTCTGGAGTAGCATCGACAGTCCACGCATGTGAACGTCCTAAACCTAGATAATATTTATTAGTAGCACCTTGGAGGGAATCAATGAACGCCTCAGTAGTGTCTAATCTGAACTTGCTTGTGATAATTGCTGGCATTTCTATTTGTTCCTATATTGTTGGACAGTTTAATTCATAATATGTTATATTAGTACCAGTGTCTGTCCCGTCTACTATATAATCTATATTGTTTGTGGTTGAATAAGGAATATCACCGTTCCAACTTAGCCCTACATTAGAGCACTGTTTTACTTGCGAACCTATTTGCGTTCCTATATTCTTATTTATAACGTCTGTGAAGGTAAAGTTGGAATAATCGGACATCGGTCTCCAATTAATGAACTTAATATTCTCGAAGTGATCCCATAAACCTAGTACCTGACTGAAGTCAATAGGTCTTGCCCACGTCTTCTCTATGAATGAACCTAAGTCGTTCACTGATAGGTATTTAGTCAAGTAATTAATATTGATAGAGAACGGAACACCAGTAGATTGATATCCAGGTTGGTTGAAACTTCTCTGTGTCAACATCGTTATGTTAATTAGTACCTGACCGAAGAAGTTAAATCCAGCAGGGTGAATCAATCTGATAAAGGCGTTCTTCCAATCAGCAATGTTCTTACCAGTCTTCAATACGTATGAGAACTTTTGGTAGAACTTAGAGTCTTGGATGTATTTCTTATCCGATAAGAATCCATCAGCAGTCGTAAACAATCCAGGTCTGTATGATTTAACAACATCACCAATAGCCAAAGTTCTGTCTGAGAAAGTTATCTTATGTTGGGTGGTAGTAGTTACGTCGACCGTAATCTGTTCTATACACGATACAACAGCAGGTTCATATACACCGTTAACAACGATTATATCACCATCAAGTTTAGGTAGGAACCCAGTATCGTCAGCGAAGTTTATAACCGCTGTAGCAGCAGAGATCGTCCACGTATGATAAGGTGTGAAGTTAGATGGTGTAACTTTAATGTCAGCACTCTGATTGTACCACTTACCGTCAGATGGTATTAACATATCGTCTTTAGGGAAGTAGATCTCAACATCATCTTCATATATTAATCGGAAGAAAGCTTTAATAGACTCAGGAGTTCCTCGGGACTTATAAAAGTCCACAAGGTGCTTATAGAACAATCTAGGGTCGGCAGCAAAAGACCTTGGGATAGGTGTACCGATCTCATTCTGTAATTCGTTAAGTAACGTTGATTCGATTAAGTCGATATCTCGTTGCATGTCTAGGTTGTTAAGGTAGAAGCTCTCCTTTTCTAGATACAACGAATATACCTTAATGAATTCAATTAACTCTGGGTTTGATGCGACAATGTGTTCCGGAATTAATTCATCTACGAAAGAGGAGATATTGACGCTCATATTAGTTACTCACCGTTGTGTATTCTATACCAGCTGTTGTACCACCGATAGCCATTGTATCAATCTCACCAGCAATAGTAACTTCGTTAGAGTTGATTGTAAGCAATTCGTTACGGGTCGGCTTAATATCAGAGGAAGCAGGTTTAGCTTTAATCTTTAGAGTCGTTACTGTAGTATCAACAATAGACGTTAGGTTAAACCCAGCTAGAACTACACGACCTGTGTTAGGTTCAACATATCCGATATCCGCATTACGAACAATACCAGTGCTATCTATGATTCTCATAACGTTCTTTTGAGTAGTCGTATTATAGTAATCTTGAAGGGTACACGTAAAGCCGTTATAAACGAACTCAGTAGATGCGATATAGTTCTCATTAATCTTAGTTAGTGCTTGGTTGAAGTCGAACTGGTATCTAGTTTCCGTACCTATAACTGGAGTGAACTTCTTATGGAAGGTTACACGAGTTATGTTAGACAGGATAGCAATAGAGGTATCGTCGATATCACGAAGCAGGTTAGAGTTTCTGAATACACCACCGAATGATTTTAATACGTTAGTATTGTATGTGGAGATCTTGCTTCTTACATTCTCAGCCAAAGAGTTCACCGTAATATTAGCCACGTTAGGGTTATACTTAAAGAATACTTGTAAGTCAATATAAGTGTAATCAGGATCAACAAGGACAGGAGTGATTGATACAATATTCTTAGGCTTTAAATAGTTACCTATGATTGTTTCTTTCTCTGAAGCGGATAGTGTTTCACCGTCTAATGGTTTAATAGAGATATACACCTTACCGTAATCAGGTGGGATATTATCCTCACCACCCCAAACAGTTAGTGTGTCAACGTTACCGTATGTGTTCTGGATGATTGACTTATAGTCATCAGGCGTTACCGCTCTGTTCTGTGATACGAAACCAAGAGGGGCATTATACTTAATAGCCTCTTTAGATTCAGCACCAGCCCCACCAGTAGCCTTAGCCACTGTTGTGATTAGAACGTTAGTGTTTCCACTAATAGGAGTTACAAGGGAGAAGTTTCCAGTTGTTCCTACAACACCACCAGCACCGTTAATATCAGTAGATCCTACTGAAGAGTATGATACTTTAATGATGTTACCTGAAGCAGGTTTCTTACCGATAATACCATCACCAAACTTAATCTCGTAATACCCTTCACGAGTCTCTTCTAAGAAATATACTTTAGAGGTAGCATCTATGTTCACAATATTAGTGTATGGAGTGTAAGTTTCAAAGTTAGAAGACGTACCACTTTCGTACACATCAACCTTTAACGAGTTAGTGTTAATGAACTTATCGTATACAATATAGTGATCAAACTTATTATCTTGGAAGGTAAAGGTAATGTCTTTAACAGAACCTTGCTCCAATTTAATGTTATTGAAGATATACTTACCGCTTCCATTAACTTGGATTGTAGTCGTTTCAGTAGCGTGTAAGTTGTAAGACACCGAATCAATCTGAGTAGAGAACTGGGTGTTCTTAACGATACTCAAGGGAAGGTATGCGCCCTGATCATCTTGTACGTTAGTAGGTGTCACCATCTCAACGTTAACCATAGCCACCGAAGGAGTAGACGAACGTGGTGTATAGCCTAGTAACTTAGCGTGAGATACAATAGACTCTCTAAGTTGTGCCGTATCCAAGAAGGTTTCGTTCAGAGCGAAGTTAGAGTTAACAGCGTTAATGTGGGTTATATATGACAACACGTCGATGATAGTATTCATCGCAGAGCCGTCATAGTTGTAGTCATTGAAAGTCGTATTATTAGCTTTCATGTATGTAATTAAGTTGGCTTTAATTTGATCGAAATCTAATTCACCAGCATTAATTCTGCGTTGTTGTGCCATTATCGTAGTCTCTCTAATGATGTTTCTACGTCAATAACGTCTGATGTAGATAGTATTTGTATTGTTAGCTTAATATAAACAGCATTGTCATCAGGAAAGCTTTTGACGTTGACGTTTAATAATTTAACTCTGGGTTCATCGTTCAGTATAGCGTACTTAATACTAGAAGCGATCCTAGAAGCTGTAACGTTATTAATATTCTCAAACAAGAAACCACTTAAGTTCGCCCCGAAGAACGGGTTAAACGGTCTCTCACCATGATTGGTTTTTAGTATGTTCAACACACTCTGCTTAACAGAAAGATAACCTTTAACACTCGCCATATCGTTGGTGTTAGGGTTAGGCTTAAACGCGAAGTTAAGGTCTGAATATTCTGATGTTCTTGCTATGCTCATAATAGTATTTATACTGGTACGCCAGTATTACTCCCTGAATTATCACCACCGTCACCAGCATGTACGTGGGTTTTTAGTGATACAGCGGTGGCTATTACGTCACCTTCTGTTGATTTAATATTGTCTACCGCTGTAATAGTAGTAGCCGCTGTAATAGATCCTGTACATTCTACATTAGGTGTGTCTAATTTAATTCTATTAATGGCCTCAGTACCAGTAATCAACGTAATGTCTTTCTCTGAAGTAACCGTAACATCACCTGCCGCCTGTATATCAATATCACCACCAACGTTAGCGGTAACATATCCAGCAACAGCTAGGTTACAATTCTGTGATACAATAATATTAACAGTACCGTGAACTTCCAATGTATCGTTATTCATCACTAGCGTATAGTTATCTCTAACGATCTTTTCTATTTTAGATCCGTCTGGTTGTATCTCATACGAGGTTCCAGAGAAGTGACGTTCTTTAATACGTTGGACTCCAGGAGTATCATCGTATTCTTTAACGTGTCCTGATTCGGTTTCGTACACATTATTGTAAGGGTATTCTGGGGCATATGCTGAAGGAGGTTCGTTAGCCCCTCTTGTTTGATCTGCGTTAGGGTCTGCTTCACCTTTAGCTCTGACGTTAATATCTTTAACATCATCAGTAGAGGTAGAGATAGTTCCCATTATAAGGAAGTCTTGTAATGTATTATCAGTAAACGTACCAACGACTGTAGAGCCTTTTAATACATTAATAGAATGACCTACCCCTTTAAACGATGGGGAAGTTATTGGTAATATTGATAATGACCAAGATAGGTCTTCGGTTTTAACATCAGGTCCATGAACCTTCTGTACACGAACTCGCACCCTACCTAATTTGGAAGGATCTATAACGTCTTCTACAGTACCGTACCACATCTTCATCGTCTTATCATCTCCACATCTTGTGTATACATTCTATCAGGGCCATCAGCAACTATATTATGCTCTATACCAGAAACCAAATAGTTTCCGTCATGCTTAGAGAAATTAGTTTTAGATGATCCAGATTTTAATTCGATTACAATACCTACTGATAATAATGGTATGGCGTCAACACCAATAGCTCTCGTTTTAATTGAGAAGCTTTCTACTCGGTCACGCATACACGTATCAACAGAAGTAACATCACCATTGTTAAGTAAAGGTGTTGCTGAATCCTCATATAGATCCTTTCTGTATAGACGTTCTATCTCTAAAGCGCCTATAGTTTCCCCAACGGTAACACTATTAAATTTGGAATTCTCTACATCAAATATAGAATACGTTTTACCATACACACCTAAGTTGCTCTTCATTACGTTATTAGTGTATGCCGAAGAGACTACAACTTCAGAAGCTACACCAATCCCAGCATTACCGTTAGGATCATTAATTGATTCTGTAGTGATAGCGAACATCGGATCTTTAGAACTCATATCAGTTAATGATTCTAGTGTAGTAATACCACCATCAATAGCCTTTTGGTAAAGGAACATCGGACGAGTTTGCTCATCGTACGAGTTTAGAACCAATAATTTTAAAACAGATTTAGGATTAATATTAGGGGCTATGTAACGTCCGTTAGTTTTAGTGTGTGTAACAATGTGTAAGGAGTCTGTTCCAAACTTATCCTCATAGATCTTACCGATCATATCAGACGTTCTTCCCATGAATACTTTAGATATCGTGGTTAAACCGTTAATCATATTATTAATAGAGGCCAGCTCTATTGTGTATTCTTTGTGGGTTAGGTTAGTTAAATTAATATCTTTAACCCCGTCCAAATAAAACGAATTACTTGTCATCAATCCTTTATATTCGTATTCTATTGTTATCTTGTTGTTAGTATGTATCAACGTATCAATAACATTAGAGCCGTCCATAACCTGCATATAACCACTCAAGTCTCCATGGATTGATTCAGTTATACCGACGTTCTTAACAATCTCTGTAATGTCTTGAGACTTACTATCGAACTTTAGTAATACTTTGAAAGACTTTAGAACGGCCATTACTTAGCGATCTCTTTCTGGAACTCAGTAACCACTGCTTCTATGTGTTCTGTTCTTATAGCTTTAATGTTACGGTTTTTATCGTTCTCTTGTACTTCCCACTCATAGAACGAGAACGGCTTAGTACCAGCTTCACGTTTAGCTACTGGATCACCCGTTGATAAGTCTACATGATACTTCGGAGCATTCATAGCTGAGGAGATTGATGTAGCGATAACAGAGTCAGACGAGTTAAGCCCTAGTATAGACTCTCCAGTAAGAGAGAATGCTGTTGTGGATACCAATTCAATAATAAGATAATGGTCGTTTACGTGTATCTCTTTAACAGTACCAATAGCTTGGGATAATAAACCTTTAACGTTCTCACCAACAGTAAACTTATTGATTAGTGTATCATCGGTTAACACAGCTAAGTTTTTATATTTCTTTTCGCTGTATTCTTTTAATTGTGCTGTACTCATCGGCCAATCATTCCAAATATTTTTAATATTAGAATTAAGTAGGAAGAACGTCCAGTGATACCAAGGCGTGCCATATAATCTTTGAGAAAGAGTGTCAGGTCTTTCACCTTCTATAACGGTTACTGTATTATAATAACCTGTGTTATTAATTAGCGTGTCGGAGATCTTTATATTATTAGTTAGGTTAACTAGTGTATCAGTTATACCATCACCATTAATATCGATGTTTACTTTATTGAAGTTCTTAAAATACATTAGTAACCGTCCGCAACGTCTTGTTGATATATTGGAGTAATTTCTTGTAAGGTAACAGAGAAGTCCATCTCTACAGGGGCGTTATCACTAAACACTGTAGCAGCTGTTGGACCGTATGTAACGTTGACCGCAGTTATTACTAGAGGTGGAAGTTGGATCATATCCTTAACACCATGGAAGGAGACAACAATCTGATCAGGAACCTTTAGAGTTATCGCTGTTTCTCTGTCCGCGTGAGCAGCCATTCTGAATCTTTTTATAATATCTTTACACATAATGGACTCGTCAGGAGAGTCTGGTAGGAATTTAAAACCGAATGAAAAGCTTCTTAACCCTGTAGACTTATAGCGTAAGTATTCGTTAGGGTTTACTGTCTTACCACGATTACGTTCCAACTCACCTTTAATAGCATCAGCACCAGCGCCACCGAAGAATGTAGATACTAAACCACCAGAGATGGCGTTACCTAAAGCAGCACCGATAGCAGGGGCAGCGTGTATTGCTAATGTAGCCACGTCTGTCGCACCAAGGTCTTTAACATAACCAATGCCTTCATCTAATACTTTCTCAAGGGAAGCAGCCATCATTCTAGTGTCTTCATGATAGTTCATAGAGTCACCTATTTGTATCGATGGAGTCATGTATAGTATTGCTGTATCTTCTACCCGTTGTTTAGGTTTCCAAGCTTTAAAGGCTGTGTTCCACTGCTTCCGTTGAGCTTCAGCCATAGCAGCTGCTTTCTCGGCTATTGTCGCACTATCAGCAGCCCCTGTTTTAGGGTTAAGTTCTAACGATACAGCAGGCTGATTAGAGTAATCCATCTTAATGAATTCGAACATAATGTACGGTTGTGTGTTGTTCCTCTCGAGGGTATTAAGACGCCCTTCTTTAGAGAATTCCTTTACACTCGAGAACCCTGTAGTCGCTGCAGTGGGGTGACTACCACCATCAAACTCCCCAGATATTGTATTGTTAGACGAGTTAAAATTAACCGCTGTAGAATTGTCACCCAATGAACTTGGGTATGCTAGTAATTTATTACTCGCCATTGTATGTACCTTTCTGATTTATACTATTATTTATAAGGATAAATAGGATGTATGAGAAAAACATATTCAGGAAAGTACAAAGTTAAGAAACCCGAGAAGTACAAGGGGGACCCGTTAACAGTAACATATAGATCTATGTGGGAGAAGAACGCATTCAAGTGGTGCGAACGTAACCCCGCAATCAAATGGTGGAACTCTGAGGAGACCGTCATTGGCTATATATGTGGCACTGATAAGAAACCCCATAGATACTTCATTGACCTTACAATAAAATATATAGATGGCCGTGTATTATTGGTAGAGATTAAACCAGATATACAGACTAGACCACCTAAGAGGAAGAACCTTAATGAGTCGTTAGCTTATATAAAGAATATATCTAAGTGGAAGTATGCTAAGAGGTATGCTGCTGATAGAGGTTATGGCTTTGAGATATGGACAGAACACACACTTGAATCTAAGGGTATTAATACCAAGAGTTTTAAGTATAAAGTATCAAAGACTAAACTAGGGAAGAAGACTTGGAAAAGTTTCAAAAGCTTATAAATAATAGCATGAGTAACATAAAGGAAATATAGTGGCAGATTCGCTATTCGATAAGTTAGAGGCTGAAGCATTCCGAAGAGGATTAGCTAAGAAGTCGAAAGAAGCACAGACGTGGTTCCGTAATAAGGCGCGTGGTGTTGACGTTAACATGAACACGATGATTAAAGACTCGCGTTTAGTTAAGAAGTCTCGTCCAAGAGTCGGTGATATGTTTATGTATCATTACGATCCTAAGCACCGCAAGACGTTACCTTACTATGACGCGTTTCCTTTAACTATAATGGTACAACAAGCTCCAGGTGGTTTTTATGGGCTTAACTTACATTACCTACCGTTAAGACAACGCGCTATATTTCTTGATAGATTAACAGAGATAGCAAACAACCAGAAATACGATGAGACCACTAGGTTGAAGTTGAATTACGGTTTATTAAAACAGGCAGGGAAATACAAATACTTTAAGCCGTGCTTTAAGCACTACCTTACTAGTCAGATCGATTCTGATATAATGAAGGTTGAAGCCTCCGAGTGGGATATTGCGATATTCTTACCGACAGAAAGGTTCCAAGGTGCTAGTAAATCTCAAGTTTGGAAAGATTCCAAAGGAAAATATTAATGTCATTACCAGCAAATATCGATTCATTAAAATCTACAATATCAAGACGTGGTGGTTTAGCGCGTCCTAATAG